GTCTCGGTTGGAGTTTGAGAAGGACTTGGTGTTGGGGTCGGTGTCTCGGTTGGAGTTTGAGAAGGACTTGGTGTTGGAGTCGGTGTCTCGGTTGGAGTTTGAGAAGGACTTGGTGTTGGAGTCGGTGTCTCGGTTGGAGTTTGAGAAGGACTTGGTGTTGGAGTCGGTGTCTCGGTTGGAGTTTGAGAAGGACTTGGTGTTGGGGTTGGAGTATCTTCAATTACATCTTCTATAAAATCACCCTCTTCTTGGAATTTATCAGCAAATGGTAAATTATCTATCCAATTTTTTTTTTCGGTAACTCTTCTCCAAGGGTCATTTTTCCACCTACCATGATATTGTATGCCAACACAAGTGCAACTGCAACGGGATCAAAAACCAAAACAATTACAATGATAAACCACTTTACAACTTGATCCACTGGCATCCCAAATGATTCTGCTATAAAACGAAAACTACCAATATCGGTTGCACGAATTCCTTCTTTTTCTTTTAATATCTCTGCTTGGTTTTCTTTTATTTTATCATACTTGTCTTCTATGATAGTTACATTATCTAAATCGTTTGTTGTATCACGAAGACCATTTACTTTTTCCACAAATTTGTCGTATTCACTTGAAATCTGATCATCAATTTTTGCAAGAGCATCATTATATGATTTTGTTGCGGAAGTTTCTTCTTCTGTTATTGCCGATAGTGATTTTGCGATAGAATCTCTTTCAGGTTGTTGTGCTATCCTTAATTCTTCTATTTTCTTTTTATTGTTACTGAATAACCCACCACCCTTTGATTCTAATTCACTTTTTGCTTTATCTAATACCGCAAGACGATCCATTAACTGTTGTCTACGGAGTCCTCTTGCTTCTGTATCTGTTTTGTTTCTATTAGCAAGTGCTTCTTGTCGTTTTCGTCCGTCTGCTACATAATCGTCATAGATTTTTTGAAAACCTGCAATCGTTTCATTCTTTTTATCTTCTACCGTAACATCTGTATTTTTAAGTGTTTCAATCTCTGTTTCAATAACCACTATTTCTTTATTAAGTGTTTCTATGTTATTTTCATGCATTTCAACTCTTGATCGTGTGTCATCATATGCATCACTTAAAAATCCGTAAATACCCAAAGAAGTAATTCCGATCAAAACTACAACCGAAATTGTGCAATACCATTTTAACATTCTTGGAATTCGTTCCCAATAACGATACAAAAATGAAGTCATTGCAAGTTTTCCTGCTTCAAGGACTCCAGCCATTACCATGGCTGCAATAGCCGCACCTGCAAATAATAATCCAATGCCTCGTACAGAAAAGAAAGCAGCCGTTCCTGCTACTGCAAGTGCCAATACTCCTATAATAGCAGTAAACAACTTCATATTAATACATATCTCCCTTTTCCATTTTCGTAATTCTACCAACACACATTATTATATGTATAAATATAATATAGTTATAAAAAAAGAGGGTAAAATTACCCTCTTTTATTTTTAAGTTGTTTAAGTTAGATAATTAAAGGATTTTTACCTTCTTTGCTTTTGTTTCAATTACTTCTTTTTTTGGTATAGTAACATTAAGAATTCCATTATCGAATTTTGCGGAAATCTTATTAACATTCAATGTTGCATCATCAACCTTAAACGACCTTTTGAACGAAGACCTTTTAAGTTCCTTGTAAACATATTTTACATCTGGATCTTCAATTTCAGTCTTTTTGTCACCTGCTATCGTAAGCAATCCGTCTTCATATTCAACTGATACATCTTCCTTTCCGAGTCCTGCAATTTCTGCTTCAATTCTAACTTCCTTAGTTGTATCTGCTACATTTACTCTAGGGTATGAACTATTTCCAAAAAAGTTTACTCCGAATTCTTGTCCGAAGTTTGGAAATGCTTGATTGACCATTTTGTCAAAAATAGAGTCGAATGGAGTTAAAAATTCGTCTCTTAAATTTGGAACGTGTTTACCAAGTCCTGTTCCGTTGGACTTATTATATCCGTAGTTTTTCATTTTATTTATCCTATTTTAGTTACGAACCCCGTTTTGGGCATCCGTCGAATAACCTCATTCGAGCATTATTCTAAATAATAAATATACTATAATATATAAAAAAGTCAATACTTATGGATCAAACTTCATTATATTATCCATGTTGGACTTTTCTGCTAAACAGGTCATATGATCTGCCCAATGAATAACTCTTGGAAGTTCTGTTTTCAGCCCCACTTCTTTTGAAAATGCTTTTAGGTATTGTGGGTTTGCTTCATCGTACATTCCGTCTGAAAGTTTTATTCCGAGAAATTCTTTCTCAGTTATTTTAATTTCAAAGTGCTGAAGTAACCATATTGATCTATCCGTGACAGACATCCAGTGAATGTCAGGATTAATGTTATACAACTTTCCTTGGTTCTTACGATGCCACTCACTATCATTGTGTTGGTATTGCTCCCCATCAAGTGAACCAAGTTTACCTAGATCGTGGTTGAAGGCTGCGAACATCATTTCATCATCTGTAAAGTCTATATTTGCACCTATGCTTTGTAGTAAAACTTTGACTCCCTTTACAGTTTTGCACACACCTAATACATGGTCTATATAACCTCCGTCATATGCGTTGTGAAATCTGTCAATGCTACTTGCAGGTGATACTAATGCACGTAAACCAAGACACCCGTCATCAGTTCCGAACATATGAAGTAACTTTTGTTGTCGTTCTCCTTCAAAGGTATTTTCAATAAATTGCAAAAATTTTGTGTAATTTTCTTCAAGTTGCTTTTCGGTATAATTCATACAGAAAAGATTATATTATAGTTTACTACTTGTCAAACAAAACTTTTTTGAACTCACCTATGTGTGCTTGAAAATTATCCCGTTTCCACTTTTTCATTTCATTTAAAAGTGAATAATAGTAATCAAACTTTTTATTTAATATTTTGTTAGAATTTACTAAGAAACATCCTGTTTTGGAGAATGGTCTTTCATTAAGTGAATGTTTAAATTCTTTATACAAAGATGTGTAACCTTGCTCTTCTAAATTCAGAATTTCACCACTCTTTACTTTTTTTATCTTACTATTTAATTCGTTTATGTCACTATAATTACTGCAAAATGTGTCATTTGCAAATAGCATTGTTCTATCGTTTGGTAGCACTTCGTAAATGTGACAGATGTATTCATAATAGTAATAAAGAAAATGATTTTGATTTTTTATCCGTGCGAATGTACCATTTACATTTTTTAATTTATGAGAATTTGAATCTCTAACAGTTATCACATCTAACCCAGGATAATATACTCTTGAATCTGATGAATATACAACACCAAATTTCGGTTCACTCCATTTTTTAATTATTCTTGTTTTCTTTGAAGTTTCTTGATAATACTTTTCGAGTTCAGTATCATCTTTCTGGTGCTTTTCACGATACAAACTTTTTTTATTTAATACGACTTCTGTTTTACCATTATATTCTTTTATTTTTTTTGATATAAGTTGTTTTATCGCAGCCCGATTGTAATTTGTGTAAAGTTGGCGATTGATGTTTACGTTTTCACGTGAAGCAGGTGCGTGGTACATATGATATGCTATTTGCGAGACAGTACCAAAACTTACTCCTCGTTTAAGTCTGTTCTCTACGAAATCTAAATCTTGAAACCCCCACCCCTCAAAATCTTCGTTCATTCCACCTGCATCAACAAAAGATGAATTTCTAACAATAAATGAAAATTTTCCATTTTGCGAATTAGATTTATATTCAGTTTCGTTGTTTAATTGTGCAATGTCACTTGAGTGAAGACGATATGTTTCTTCTTTATCGAGAAAGATTACTTCTGAAAATGGACGTATGAAGTCTGTTGTTGTATCAAGACTTTGTAGAACAAAATTAAAATCAGTATAAAAATCTCCGTCTACAATCCATAGATATTCGGTATAAACATCCTTGGCTGCATAGTTTATGATTTTTGATTTATTAAATTTGTTGGAATTACTTTTGTAAATTAAATGAGTAATGTTTGTGTAGTTTAACAAGTATTGCTCTATTACCAGAGTTTTGTCACTTTCTTGTTCAACAACCACCACATCGCAGTTTAGTTTATTCAATTTTTTAATTAAATAACAGAAGTTATTAAATCTGTTGGATATTAATCTATAGATGGGAACAATAATCGTGACATTATCATTATTCATTACACCCCATCCTCTATTCCAAATAATATGTCAGAGTTGCTTGATCTTTTTACAATTAATCCTGCTTGATATAGTTCTCTGAATGTATAGTGTGTTCCATTTACACTTCCGTCAAACTTAAAGTCTATACAACACTCATTTTCTTGTCCGGAATTTAATGTAATAGTAACAACTGCACCATTTAGTGTATCTTGACCACCAACTTCTATTGCAATATATCTTGGATCATAATCCTTTGCATTTCTTATACCAAGTGTACCTTGTCTTGCTTCGTTGAAGTAAATTGCCATAAATGCAGGTTGTGTTCCAGATAGCACGTTCTTGGGGTAACAAAAGATGGTGTTTTCACGTGCGTTTTTAAATGTACATCTTAATCCGTTAGATGGTGTTCCTGATGGTAAATCTATTGTTTTCTCAGGATCCAGTGTGTATAATCTAGGTGTCGTGTTTATTGTTTTCCCATTAACACCAGTTGTCATAAATTTACTATCTCCATCTGCCACTAATAAGTCCTCAAGTTTTGCAGAAGCATTTGTGAGACCATCGTTAACATCAACAGTGACTTTGTCTTCGTCACAACATCTTTCACTATCACATATATACGAAGATTGTTGAATAGTTCTTCCCCAATGTTTAATGTTTAATTCTTCTCCGTCTTGTGTTATTACTGACAGTGTTACATTTTCTTTTGTTATACCCTCACCCAATTCGTTGACTGGTATAATTTCTACGGCAGTCTGCTCTGCGGTTAGTTTAAATTTGTTAATAATTGGTTCGTCTAAACTTGGACTATCTATTTTAAAATACATTTCATCTGCCATCGGAACATAAATTTCTTCATTTTGAGCATCTTTTTCAAGTGTAATTTCAAAGATTACACCCTCAAAACTATACGCAGTTGATGCACCCGACGGAGATACAACCAAGTCTGGAATATCAGTATCATTGTTGTCAATGTATAAATTGTTTTCGTCCTCAGATTCTGTGTTGTCTCGTTGACTTGCATATGCACACTCACCACGTACCTTGATGTTTGGAAATCTACGAGCAGTTGGACTTGTTTGAAATGGTATTAAAGATTTTAGAAGTGAGGCACTTTGAGTATTTGCAGTATTTGACTTTAGTGTTACGGTAATTTCACCGACTCCGTTTAGTCCATCAATTATATTATCCGAAATTCCCCCACCAATACCAAACTCAGAATTTTTTGTAACATAAAAAGATATTTCCGACTCAAGTGTATCTGCCTCGGTTACATTTGCAACCGCAGTACTATGAAGAATTCCTATGTTTTTGAACATTGTATGAACCTCTTGTCCATTGAGTGACTCTCTTGGTCCGGTTCTTCTGTTGTAGTCAATCTGAGCAATTAAGGGATGCCTTGATGCAATGCCACCAATGTTTTTTACTGTTATGAACCACCCACCTCCTTCAGCAGCTGTTTTTACTATATCAATTTCATACTTTTCTGTTTGTGCTCTACCACCGGTTGGTGAACCTGTCATGGGACGATAATTTAAAACCATTCCTGTATTGGTTCCCGTTGAAACAAAAAGTGGTTTACTGATTATTGGTTCATGTACATCGGATGAAACATTATTACCAAGTGCAACATGGGCAGGATGATTTCTGTCCCACAAATAATAAACTTTCCCACTTTCAAGATATGATTCTGGTTTTAGTTGGTCAAATGATACTTTTCCCGAAGTTACTATTACTGCGTTGGTTTCAGTTTCATTTGCATTTATTTCACTCCCAGAACCATCGCAGGTTACACTCACACTTTCTACGATACCAACAACTTCTATTAAATGCTCTTGATCCGACGGATTGTTTGTATCATACATTGCGTATGCTAAATTAAATCCATTTATCTTTGGGTCCCATCTTACTGCATCACCAACTTTCGGACAATTATAAGTAAGTTTTGCTCGTAATGTAGTTCTTTCAGACTCCCATCTATAATCCTTGGCTGCTTGCTTTACTTGTTCGTATATATTCTCAAGAACATCAGCATCACAAGAACTTGAAGTAGTTTGTAGTGCTTGACCACCGATTGGTTGACACCCTCTTAAATTAAATGCTGATCTGTTTTGTAGTGTTGCCATTTTTCCTCTTTCTAAATTTTACGAATCGTCTGAACTAGATATTTGTTGCGATAACGCAGTTGAATCAAGTGTATTTACAGGATCGACTGCCTTTACCCACTCTGGTTCTCTTCCTCCACCGAGGCTCATTCTTGTGTATATGTGTATTTTTGAAATATGTTTGACAACATCGAGTTTATCGTCTGCCTGTTGGTTCACATATGTCACAAAAGCATAATCTCCTTCTGATGAATCACCGATTAATAATCCATGTAATGGCCATACTGAATTGAGAAAACCTTTTATTTCTTTATCAACATCTTCAAAGTCTTGACATCCATTTTCAACCATCCCACACGTTGAATAAAATGTAAAATGTTTGTACCTAAAGTTTCCTATATCGTATAATGATCCCATGATTAGTTTTCCGATCTTTCCCAATTTCCGTAATTGATGTTTCCACCAACCGTAACATTGAATTCAGTTTTAATGTACTTATCCAATTGTATCGTTCCCGTATTAAAGTTTACTGAGTTTACATTTGCCACATCACCCTTTATTGCGTCTGGCCAATTTTTGTTTAAATATTCGTCTGCTACATAATCTACAGTTGTAGTAAAGTTTTTCTCGGTCTTCTTTGACACACAGGGTTCACTTACATTTGGATTAATTGCGTTACAAGTATCATATGGAGTTGGATAAACCGGATCGTTTAATAGTAAAATTTGATCTTCTGATATTGCGTAAAATAATGGTTTTGCATAAGAAACTACTTTTCGTGTATCTGGATCTCTTTTAAAGGGATTGTTTATAGTAGTATTTCTAAATGGAGTAACTCCGTTAGTTACATTTTTAATATCGGAATCTCCAACACTGTTATTGAACCAGTCGTCCATTTCGTCTGAACTATAATCATATACGGTGCGTCTTAGTTTCTTGGACTGCTCTGCGTAAGAATTTACATCAGTTGTAATATCAAACGAATCAAGATAATAAGTGTATCCTCTTTTAAAAATTGCATTTGGTTTTGTGTTTGTGTCTGATTCTGACATCTTTAAACCACTTGGCATTTCAAATTTTACCATGCCACTTGTTTGAACTTGGAAATAATCCGCCGTTGCAATTGTGACTATTCCTATACTTTCACAACCATATGCATCATCAATTTGCAATTCGTCAGGTGAGTTTTGTGAAGCAGAATTACACAACACATAAGGACTATCACCACTTTCAAAGTCTAAATAACTTGGAAGTACACTTTCAGTAACTCCTTCAAACTCAGATACTTTTTCTGTTGCGTCACCAAATCCACCTGATATATTTCTTTGAATTTTTCTACGAACTCTTACAAAGTCACCAACTTTGATCTTGCTACAACTTGCAGTATGCTCTACAACAAATTTATTTGGTTGGTCTGTTTTTTCGCATATAAGTCCACGATAATTTACAAAAACACCACTTTGAGGTCCTGTTGCAATAATAAGAGGTTTGCTAACATGGGGTTCGTCATCATTCAATTGTTCGGCAGGATCAAAGTCTGCAATTTTTCCATTTCTGCCCAAGAAGTATGTCTTACCTCCAACCAATACAGATTCATTTGCTTGTATTTCTGATGTGTCTATTTGGAACTTTTCTACAAATATTGTTTCCTCGAATTTAATATGACCACCAAATGCCACATTAATTCTTTCTACATTTCCATCCAAATCTTTACGCACTCTTCTTATTATGCCCACAACTTCAGCAGTATCGGGATTATCAGAAGATGCGTGTCTAAAAGTGTTTGTTCCAAGATCACGTGCCAGAACATCACCAACTCTGTATATTATTTCTTGGGAATTCTCTACATCTTGATAAAACTCAGTATAGTCAGCAGATATTTCAGAGTGACCAGGTGAGTCTGTGAATTCAATTCCGTCTCCCGAGTCTTTAATCTTAATAAACCCACCAGCTGCTTCCGTATATTCATTTGGTACATCTGCTAACTCACTGAACCTAATTCCCACATCATCATGTTTTAATAATGCTAATTGTTCGGCAAGTTTCTGTGCAGTAATTGATTTGGTTTCACCCGATGGAGAAGACGCATATTCGTCTTTATCAACAACTATGAACAAATCGTCATTTGATAATTTGCTACTCTTGTTTAAATCTGTAATTTTCTGATTGGCCATATCTAATTATAGAAAATATATATAACATAAATATACGTATATTTTTTTATTCTATAAATATTTTCTATTTTAAACTTTTTATTCGTTTAACTATAAATTTAACCAATTCACTTCTAATTATGTCGTCTTCTGTGAAATCAAAACTATAAATGCCTTGGTTTTTTGATTCATCATCGGCAAAAAGTCTTTTAATATTTGTAAATCCAGATTTATTTCCGATGTCACTTTGCATATTATCACCACAAATAAATAACTTACAATTCTCACCGACACGTGTCATTATCGTGATGAGTTCTTTTTCTGTCATGTTCTGTGCTTCATCTACAATTACGCACTTATTTTCCCAAGATGCTCCACGGAGGTAACCAACGGGTAATCCGTAGATGCGTTCTTCTTCCTGTAAATATTTTATATCTACTATATCTAAAAATTCTTCTAGTTTATCTTTCATTGGTTCTAAGTACGGAGCCATTTTATCGTCTTGTGCTCCTGGTAAAAAACCTAATTTGTGATCTGAGCTTTCAACTGCGTTTCTTATATAAACGAGTTCTTCTATTACATTATTGTTAAAAAATTGCAATCCACAATATATGCTGATATATGTTTTCGCACTTCCTGCGGGTCCGTTAACAAACATTAATTTTGTTGATTCACTTAAACCAACATCTAAAAACTTTTTCTGATTGTCTGTGAATGGTTTATGAGTTATTTTTAATTTTCTAATCTCTTCGTTAGTTCTTATTATTTCTTGAAGTTGAGTATCTGTAATAATACTTTTTGTAATATCTTTGTGCTTTTTCCTTGACATCAGTTTTTCTCCTTGTAGTTTATAAAGCGACTATAGCGGCTTAAGTATTCATATTTCTATTTTTATTTAATATGTCTATTAGGTTTAACAGTTTTGCACATTTTTCATACTCTTCTTCCTCCGTGTATTTTTTGATTGCATTTTCTATATTTGCTATATAACTTGCTTTTTTAACAATGACTTGTAACTCAGTATTATCAAAAGAAAACAACTTAATGCTCTCGGGTATATGGTTAATAGTTATGTCCTCAGTAAACCTGATGAAGATTTGGTCTATATACTTTTTTATATTTTTTTTGAGGTCATCTTCAAGTAATTTGTTGTCACTTGGAATTTTTAGTATTTTTTCTTCCATCTCTTATATAAGTATTTAATGTACAATTAATTTTAAAACGTTATGGCAAAATATTATCAAAGATATAAAAAGAGGGGTGTACTTAAATCTACATTTGAAGAGGTTCAAAGTTTAAAGATAAATAATGAATTTGAACCCGGAGGTCAAATCGAAGAAGACACCGATGAGCAGAATGAACAAGCATATAATACATTTGAATTAAAAGAAAATAATGAAAATGAAGTAAAACGGGCAGAAGAACTTAAAGAAATGCTTGAAAGTAGCAGAAAAGATGCTATTCAAAAAAGTGAGCAATCTAAGACTGACACAAAAACACAGGTTGAAAATCATGATGCCGAGTCTGATAATAATAAAACAGAATCTATGAGTCGTGAGGAGTTTCAGATTACTACTGCAAAAAATTTAGGTTTTAAGGATATGCCTTCCAATTTAGCACAATCATTATTAGCATGGACTAAAAGTGGAAGACCTGTTGTCAATGCAAAACAATGGGAAACTCGTCTTTCAATATGCAGATCATGTTCGTTCTGGTCGGAAAATAAAAATACCAATGTTGCTAAATGCATGAAATGTGGATGTGGAAGTGGCAAATTACTACTCACTAGCAGTAAATGTCCGTTAACTCCACCGAAGTGGGATTCGTTATAAAATTAGTTTTTATAATTTTTTTTGATTAAAACTATTTTTCAACAATATTTATGTATAAATGAATGATGCAAACTATAAATTAACTACTGTCAAGGTACTATCTGACAAGTACAAAGAATTCAAAATTGAAACTCTAACCTCCGAAATGACACTTCAGAAGTTAGTTAATCGTGCAATACATTTATATCTCACAGATAAAGAGTTTAAAGAACAGGTTGATGAAACAAATCCAATTCTTGACAATAAAAAATATTAGTTGACTTATTGAAATAATTTTTGTACGATACATTTAATGAAACCAAATGTATTGTTAATTGGAGATGACATAAGATACCCAAGTGGTGTAGCAAATATATGCAAAGACATAATAGTCAACACATTGGATGACTTCAATTGGATACAATTAGCATCAAAAACAAATCATCCAGAAAATGGAAAAGTTGTAGATGTTAGTAAGTCGTTAGACCAAATGTACAATACATCTGGTAGTTATGTAAGATTGTATTGCAATAATAATTATGGCAACGAATCACTTGTAGAGGGAATTTGTAAAGCAGAAAAGATTGATGCGATTCTACATATGTCAGACCCGAGGTTCTATAAGTGGTTGTATGCAATCGAAAATAAAGTTCGCAGAACTACACCAATTTGCTATTATCATGTGTGGGACAACTTCCCTACTCCATTTTTTAATAAAGGCATTTACCATAGTTGTAATTGGATTGGTTGTATAAGCAAACTAACACATCAGGTGGTTCAAGAGGTCACAGACGGAAAAATTTCATGTGATTATGTTCCTCATGGAGTGGACCTAAATATATTTAAGAAACAAGAAGATAAATTTTCGACAGAGTCACGAAGCAATCTCTTAAGTGAAGGGTGTGAATTTTGCTTTTTATGTAATAATGTAAACATGAGAAGAAAGCAACTACCTGTTGTTATGGAAGCATTTGACAAAATGTGTAACACTCTCCCTAAGTCAGAATCTAAACACATATTGATGATGATACACACAAATCAAGTCGGTCAAAATAAACACGACATTATTAAAATGTGTGATAACTTATTTAATGATAGTAATATATTATTTTCTACGACCAAGGTTAGTCCAGAAATTTTATCTCAAATGTATAATACTGCAAGTGTTACCGTAAATGCTTCATGTAACGAAGGATTCGGACTTGCAACATTAGAATCACTTGCGTGTGAAACACCTATAATATGTAATCGCACAGGTGGATTGCTTGATCAAATTGACAACAATAATACATGGGGCATTGGTGTAGAACCCGCACTTAGACACTTGACTGGTGACGGAACTACCAATTACTTATATGAAGATTATGTATCTTCCGATGCACTTGCATCTGCTATGATAACTCTATATCAAGATAAGGACAAACTTAACGAGAAGGGTAAACTTGGAAGGGAATATGTTGAAAGCAATTTTTCCGTGGAACAAATGGTTAACGGAATTAAGAATGGTATTAATAAAAGCATAGATTCATTTAAACCGTCTCCCAAGTATAGATTTGAAAAGATATGAGCAAAGATAAAAAACGAATTTTATATGTATCTCCGTTATTATCAAGAAGTGGTTACGGAGATCATGCCCGTGAAATTGCATCTGTATTGTACACCAAGTTTTCATCACATGAACTTAAATTCGCAATTACACCTTGGGGTAGCAATCCACAAACAGGACTAAACAAAGAACTAAGTGAAAAGTATAAACCACATTTTGTAAACGAAAAAGATCATTACACAGGGTGTGATTTATATATCCAACTCGGACTCCCCACCGAATTCAAGAAGGTAGGTTCTGATATAAATATTGGAATTACTGCCGGTGTTGAAGTTGACTATGTGCCATCTAGTATGCTAAACGGTTGCAATCAAATGGATCATATAATAGTTCCATCCAATTTTACAAAAGAAACTTTTGAAAACTCCTACAAAGAAAATGAAATAGACAAGACTACTAAAATTTCTGTAATCGCAGAAAGTGCGTCATTTGAATTTTACCAAGATTCAGACTCAAGCAGTAGCATCAGTGAGTTAAATGAAATCAAAGAAGATTTTTGTTTTCTTTCGGTTGGTCAATGGATCACAAGTGAATCTGATGACGGAGGTAGAAAAAATATTGAGTCACTCATAGAATCTTTTATAAAAGCATTTAATAACACAGACGACAAACCTGCATTGGTCTTAAAGACATCTGGATCAAACTTTAGTATAAGTGATTATTTTGAAATATCCAACAAAATAAAAAGTATAATTGAAGAATATCCGTCTCAGAGTAGACCAAGTATTTATCTTTTACATGGGGATATAAGTGAATCAGAAATACACTCAGTTTATACTCATCCAAAAATTAAAGCATTTATTTCTCACACAAAAGGAGAAGGATTTGGTAGACCTATCTTAGAAGCAACTTTATGTGGACTACCAGTTCTTGCAACAAAATGGTCAGGACATCTTGACATTATAGACAAAAAAAATTCTATTTTATTACCAGGTAAGTTGACCAATATTACAAAAGAAACATCTTTGTTTAGTACAAAAGCAAAATGGATGGTGGTTGATAAAGAAGTATCTTCTCAAAAAATTAAAGATGTATATCAGAACTACGATAAGTACAACACAAAAGCAGTTAAATTAAAAGAAATTAATAAAAGTAAATTTGATATTAATAAAATATCCTCGTTGTACGAGAGTTTATTCAATCAATATATTTAGCATAATATATACACCACTTGATATATATTCAAGTGAGTTATTACAAAAATTATTTAAGAAAGTGTGTGGGTGGTTCTCTTAGAATTCAACGTTCTAAAATAAAACCAGGACAGATTGTTTCATTCATGTACACAAGTGATACTCCCGCACCACTTGGAAGAGAAAAAAGAAGAAAATACTTTCGTCTTGTATTTGCATTAAATACATTTCGTGGTGGTATGGGTCGAAACAAACTTCACGGATTAACACTTGAATTTATACCTTGGGGTGTATTCAAAGACTTTCTTAGACGAATTTTAGTAAAAGATACAATTTCACTAATTAAGAGAAGGTATGATGTTGTTGCTCCTGTGAACCAACTAATTAATCGTCCACGACCTTTCTATGAAACTCATGTTAAAAAGTTGACAAAATACAATTGCTATCGTACTTACATAATAAATGATATGTCAAATGTAAAGGTTACTTACCTTGATTTCAGAACACTATTCAGTGATCATGATAATAAAGATACATTAATTACCGAGCAAGATTTAATTAAGGATATTTCACAAGAACGATTAATTTTGGAAAATGCGATTGGCATGAAACTCAATAAATTAAACATAAAAGAATTTAATAGAATCATAAAAGACAGATTTGGAACGGTTAGAAACTTCCTAAAAGAATATAAAGAAATTGAAGACTTTGCGGACAAATACGATAATAAAAATAAACTCAGAAGGTACGGAGATGACGAATTAAATATGTATGGGGATGGTAAGTTATGAACATTAGTTTTGCAATATGTACCCACAATGAAACAGACTCACTTCGCAAGTTAATAAGCAGAATATTAGAACTTAAACGTGAAAACGATGAAATTGTAATACTAGATGACTTCTCTGAGAACAAAGAAACACTTGAAATTATACAGAATCACAATCACCGACAACATAGACTTAACGGAAACTATGGTGTGCATAAGAACAAACTTAACGATATGTGTGAAAAAGATTTCATCTTTCAGTTTGATGCAGATGAACTGCCAACTGAACCTCTTATCAAAAATGCACATGACATAATAGTCAAAAAGCAAAATAAAGATTTAATAAAAGTACCTAGAGTAAATTATGTACATGGTATAACAGAATTGCATCTTAAAAAATGGAACTGGAAAAGAGACCATCTAAATAGAATTAATTATCCAGACTTTCAAACCAGACTTTTTAAAAATGATAAACGAATAAGATGGACCCGAGCAGTTCATGAGATTATCACAGGACATCATTATATGGACATCATTGAACCAAATACATTTCATGAAATAATACACATCAAGGACATTAAGACTCAAGAAGAATCCAACGCAAGATATCATAGAAACTACGATCAAAGCTATGAAAAGTTATGAATACATCAGACATAGCATTTGTGGTTTGTTATTTCAATCCACTTAATTATTTATCAAAATATTTTAATTTTTTATTATTCTACGATAAAATACAAACACACCCTGGTGTGAAAATTATTTTTGTAGAATCATACACACGAAAGTGTAAACTTAGAATTAACAAAAATGTAGGAGATGTTGTGTCTTTTAAAAACGAATCATTTTTTTGGAAAAAAGAAAATCTTCTAAACATTGGTATCACAAAACTAATGAAAGAGTACAAATATGTAGGTTGGTTAGATTCGGATATTATATTTCAAGACGAAAACTGGATACAGAAAATAAAAAACGAATTAAGAACGCACGATATTGTACAAGTTGCAAATACAATTGATAAAGAAAAAAATAACGGAAAAACAATTTGCGTTAGATCAATGACATCTTATTACAAAAATGGAGATGTAGATATAAAAAATACACTCAATAGAATTGGTGAACCGGGATATGGTTATGTGTATAATAAAGACATACTAAACACCAAAACACCTTTGTATGATAAATGCATATGTGGTGGTGGTGACTATCTAAATTTGCTTGGTTTTATTAAAAGTGAGGATTTTATTAACAAAATAAAAGATAACCAAGAACGAATTTTCGGTTCAAATAAAAATATGCAAATAAATTATATAGAATGGTATAACGAAAATAATAAAACAAAAACTATTGGATGTGCAGATAATAGAATTCTTGTAAAGTACCACGGAACTCAGGAGAATAGAAAATATTATACCCGTGATATAATACCAAGTAAATTAAGTTTTATTCCCGAAAAAGACACCTCTTATTCAAAGTCAGGTGAATTACTTCTAAATCGTGCGGACATAAGTTGTGCAATTAAAAAGTATTTTGAATCACGAAATGAAGATGACTTTTTACTAAATTCAAGAAACTATGAACAATTTAAAAATAAATACAAATCACTAATTACCAAATACTCCAAAACTAAAAACAACGAGTTGCCCTTAGAATACCTGACCAAAGTGAATATGCAGGTAATTAAAAAAGAAAAACCAAAGATATCAGGAAATCACTTTGTGTGTGTAAAATTAAAATCAGATATTAAGTTTTCTGACTTTTACAAAGAAAATGTAACAGTCATAAATGAACTTGATAATGCCAATAAACTTACTTACGAACAATATTATATTAGGTTTATTATTAACAATTATGATAGCATAAAAAGTAATATCTTTTTCGTGAATGATAAAATGTCACATGAAAATTTTGAAAATAAAAAAAATACAATAAGTCAATTTAATAAAGATATTGTATTGCGACCCGATCTACATATTAAAGAAGACAATGCCCACATAACTCGTTCAAACCTAAACTTCAAACAATGGATTGCATTGTTTATTAAAACAAAAACAATAAAGTACCAGTTGGTAAATAATGATGTAAAGTTAATAGATAGTCATTTGCACAAATATATATCCTATTCAGATTCATCAAACTATTATATATCGGGAGAGTCTATATTAAAAAACAGTAAGGATTATTACACCAAAATTTATAATTTTTTAGAAAAAAGGAACAATCAAGAAAATTTAATGTACTTAAAGATAAGTTTTAGATTATTATTTAAATGAATTATATTGCTATACATTTATTTCCACATGAGGTTTATGATTATCAACGCATAATAACACAACTCAATAAAAGCATTAATCAGGTTGATAAACCTGATAATTTCAAAATAATTAGTTATTTAAATACTAACCCGAGTATTATATGCAAAGATTCATACAATCATCCCACTCTGAGTAATTTAATAGACTTGTATTTAGCAGTTTCAAACGAATCAAAAATTGATGTACAATTACTTGATACAAATACAAAAATACTTGGAGTAAATGACTTTAGAAGAAAAATATTATCAATAACAAATGACAATGACTACATAACTTTTCTTGATTGTGATATACACTTTACACTTAACATTTTAAAATCAATAGAGTTTACTACAAATAAAATTAGCAAGTTTTTAAAAGATTTTGTAATTACTCCAACAACACTTAGATTATGGGATAAAACTTGGGACTATATAGTTGCTGATCAATACCAAAAAAAGGAACTCAATTATTACAAAAATGTAAATATTGAAATTGAAATAAAGAATTTTATTCATGAATATAAATTAAGACCCATTCCGACCTTTAAGTGGGGAGGTGGGTGGTTTACGACCATTTCAGCAAAATTAGCCAAATATATAAATATTCCAAGTAAATTCGTTGGTTATGGAGTAGACGATACCTTCATAATGGAAGGTTGTAAACATTTAAAAAAATCAGGAACACGAATACAACAGTTTGTGATGACAGATACTCTTGTATGTGAGTCAGTAAAAGAAGAAAAATTTAATGTTCATTTTTTAAAAGAAACAAATTATTTAAAAAAGCAAAGTGAGCAATGTTTTGTATCGGAGATAGAAAAACTAAAAGTAAAAATTAAAAAAACTCCATATATATAATAATGAAGACAAAAAAAGTTACCACCTTCTTACTACTTACTTTGTGTTGTACCTTTTTTTCAGGATGTTTTACTTTACCAAACTGGGGACTTAAGCAGGACAGACAAGAAATTGCAGGAGAGATTTCAAGGAAAGAATCAGAACTTAACCGGCATACAAGTGCATATATATCAGGTACTGTTGACGCATTATCTTTATCAGAAAATAAATCAAAAGAAGAATTAGTTGCTCTTGATTTAGCACGTAAAGCACAAGAAATAGTTGGTCTACCGCAACCAGGAGACAAAATACATATAGATGATGTAATTAACAATAATGAAATTGCGGTAAAAAATTTATCGGACAGAGAAGAGGATGTTATAGCACTTGCAAGAAGAAAGCAATTGCTTGGTCACGACTTAAAAGATACCGAAGAAAAACTTATTAGTTTGGGAGAATTAAAAGCAAAAGAACAAAAAGATGGATTCTTTGATTCATTGTGGGGTTGGTTAACAGGAACATTTGGCATTGTCGGAGCAATTGCAGTTTTGATAATAGGAGGCCCTGCGTTACTACCAATTATTACACAATTTATTGCATGGTTGGTAAGTAGAATACCGGGGCTTATATCATGGTTAGGAATTACAAGTAGTCAAATGACATCAAATATAATAAAAGGTGTACAAGATGCAAAGCACACAATTAAATCATCTCAAGATGACCGTAAGTTTTCCAAAAACGAAGTTTTAAATATTTTTGGATCATCTCTTGGAAATTCCACAAACATTTCCGACAAAAATGCGATTGACAGAATAAAAAGAAAATTCAAGTAATACTCACAATAGTAAATACTTATAATAACAAAGGTTATATTACACTAAATGAGAAGTAATATGAAGATTGGAGTTGTTGGTAACGGATTTGTTGGTCATGCAATGACATTGTTAAGACCCCACGTGGAGGTGTTGGTATGGGATGTTGTACCTGAAAAAAGAGAACCGAATACATTGGACATGGAAACATTTGTAGAAGAGTCGGAAATTATTTTCGTTGCAGTTCCGACACCAATGAATTCAGACGGAAGTGCCAACTTAAATATTGTTCGTTCGGTTTGTGAAGAAATACAAGAAATAGATGACTCTAAATACATCGTTCTGCGTTCTACGGTTCCTCCTGGAACAAGTGAAGAACTTGATGTTAATTTTATGCCAGAATTTCTAACCGAAAAAAATTGGAAAGACGATTTCAAAAATTGCGACCAATGGATACTTGGTTCTACCGATCCGTTCTTGTACGAAAAAATGAAAAGAATGTTTGAACTTGCATACAACAACGGAAACGGAACTGTTGTAAATAAAGAGGTAGTCCAATGCAAACCACAAGAAGCAGAAATGATAAAGTATTTAAAGAATGTTTTTCTTAGTGTTAAAGTTGGATTTTTTAATGAGTTAGAATCAATTTGCACAGAACTTAGTGTTGACTATGAAAACGTTCGTTGTATAGCAACACAAGACAAACGAATAGGAAGTGGTCATACCAAAGTACCAGGACACGATGGTCATCGTGGTTTTGGTGGTACGTGTTTTCCAAAAGATACAAATGCTTTAGCAAAATTTGCAGATGAAAACATGATCCCAACTCCAATATTAGATGCTGTAATAAAACGAAACGAAGAACTTGATCGTCCAGAAAAAGATTGGATGAACGACAAGGGCAGAGCAGTTTCTGCTGAAGTTGAAACTTTAATTCCTACCAAAAAGAAAACAGGCAAATGAGTTATTACGATTTTTTTAATGGAGATGCAGATGGTATAATCAGTCTACATCAATACAGAATGCATTACCCCAAAGACTCGGAAGTTTTTACAGGTGTCAAACGAGATGTAAAATTATTAAGACATTGTACTGACATAAAAAATTCAAAACTTACCGTATTTGATATATCATTGTTATCAAATAAAGATTATGTAGATACAATACTAAATAATGGAAATACAATTCGTTGGTTTGATCACCACGAACCCGGTGAAACAGAACTTGGTGAAAACTTTGAAATTTTTGTGGATGCTGATCCAAATTGTTGTACAAATATCTTGGTGGACAAATATGTAGATGGTCTTTATCGTCCTTGGACAATTTGTGGAGCATACGGTGACAATCTACACGAACAGGCACAAAAACTAAATCCTAATTTTAGTAAAGAAACTTTGTTAAAATTAAAAGAAATCGGTGAAACATTAAACTACAATGGATACGGAAACGAAGAATCTGATTTAACGGTTCATCCCAAAGATGTTTATCTTGATATTAAAGACTACGAATCACCATTTCAATACAGAGAAAAGTCGGAAGTATATAACAAAATATTTACTCAAATGAAAAGTGATGAAAGTGAACTAAGTTCATCAGATATATTACACGACACAGAAACGGGTAAAGTTATTCTTCTTCCAAACTCAAAAGCATCTATTAGATATTCCGGAATTTATAGCAATCAACAAACTACTGAAAATCCTGACAAAGCATTTGCGATATTAACATTAGTCAATGATGATAACTATCGCATTAGTATCCGTTCTCCAAAATCAAACCCATTCGGAGCAAGCAAACTTGCACTACAATTTCCAACAGGTGGGGGTCGTGAAAAAGCAGCCGGAGTAAATGAATTACCAAAAACAGAGTTACATACATTTATTGACAAATTTGAAGAAGTGTATGGAAAATGATTGTTTCCCACAAACATAAGTTTATATTTTTCAAACCTTGGAAAGTGGGTGGTAATAGTGTTGAGTATAACTTAATCGAGCAATGTGGTGAAGAAGATTTAATAGATGCAACTCATAGAAATCCATGTGATGTATATGATATTGTAGGAAAAAAAATATTCAACAATTACTACAAAATAACGATCACAAGAAATCCGTGGGATAGAATGGTTTCATATTTTTGGTGGCAGGATGGTGGTTTGGTTGGCAAGAGTCACAGAGAAAATGTAGACAAACTGCTTAAAATGAAATTCGATGGATATGAGTTTAAGGAGCAATTTGCTCGTTGGATCGGAAATTACACTCAATTTAATCAACCTTACTATTTTAATAAGGAGGGTGAGACAAATATGGATCACTACATGAAGTTTGATAATTTAGATGATGAATACAAATCTTTGTGTAAAAAACTAAATTTAGAATATAAAAGTTTAAAAAACATAGGAAAGTTTCCATTTAAAAAGAAAAATGAAGATTATTGGAAATACTACAATTACCACTCAGGTGCAATAGTCGCACAACGTCATAGACGTTCTATTAAAAAATTTAATTATACCTGTGGACCGGTAAATATATAAACGTAGAATATATATTAGTATGAGCAGTAAAATATTTATTGAGAAACACAAATTAAGTTTTTTGGTTTTGACTAAACCAATTTTAAATAAACGACACAATAAGTCTGAAATTTCTGAGCAAGATTTAGCAGACAGATGGGGATAAAATTATGAGTGAACAAGACGAAAGCATTAGACCTTGGGGAAATTATGAAATTCTTCTAGACACAGAATACTGCAAAGTTAAACGAATTTATGTAAAACCAGGTCAAAGACTTAGTTATCAGTACCACCACAAACGACAAGAAGCATGGACAGTTGTAAGTGGTGTAGCAAGAATAACCTTGGATGATGAAACAAACGACTACGAACCAGGTGAAACTGTTTTGATTCCACTTGGGGCAAAGCATCGTATGGCAAACCCAAGTGATGACGAAATGATGATTTTAATTGAAGTTCAAACAGGAACTTATTTTGGTGAAGATGACATTGTAAGAGTCCAAGACGATTATGATCGTCCAGAAAAACACACAACAGATATAAATTATCCGCCATATGAATGGACAGAAGACACGGAGGGTGGCAAATGAAAACAGTAGCAGTTAGTGGATACTTTGATCCAATTCATGTAGGCCATTTGGAATATCTTGAGTTAGCAAAGAAATTAGGAGACCGTCTTGTTGTTATCGTAAACAACAACCATCAATGTGTTCTTAAAAAAGGCAAACCATTTATGGACGAAGCAGATAGAGTAAAAATCGTAGAAGCACTTGGAATAGTTGATGAAGCATTTCTCAGTATCGATGAAGACAAAAGTGTGTGTGCTTCTCTTGATGCAATTAAACCCGACATCTTTGCAAATGGTGGAGACAGAAACACCGGTGAAGTACCCGAAAGTGTTATTTGCAAAAAGCATGGCATTGAAATGGTTGACGGGCTTGGTGATAAAATCAGAAGTTCATCAGACCTAACTGGGATAAAAGAAAAGAAGTAGTTTCAATCTATTTTTATGAATAAAGTCTTAATAACAGGTGGTGCAGGTTTCGTTGGAACTGCACTTATACGCAAACTTATACGAAAGTATAAGAATATTCAGATTGTAAGTATCGACAATTATAGTAGTGGGTTTAAAAGTAATCATATAAAAAGTAGAAAAGTAACTTATCTTAATAAGGATACTCAAACTTTAATTCCGAAAAAATTTGACGTAAACAATACCAAAATGGATATTGCAGATGCCTTCGAACCAGATGTTGTATTTCACTTCGGTGAGTTCTCACGAATCGTAACGAGTTTTGATGCGTTTGATAATTGTTGGGATTTCAATATGCAAGGAACAAAAATGGTTCTTGATTATTGCGTTGCAAAAAAAGCAAAGTTAATTTATTCAGCAAGTTCAAGTAAATTTGGTAATGATGGCAAAGACGAAAATCTTTCTCCATATGCTTGGATGAAAGCAAAAATGGTTGAACTTATTAAAAACTACGCAGACTGGTTTGATTTAAAATACGAAATAACATACTTTTACAATGCGTACGGTCCTGGACAAGTAAGAACAGGAGATTACGCAACCGTGATAGGAATATTTGAAGAGCAATATTTTAAAGGAGAACCACTTACAGTTGTAGAACCTGGCAACCAAACACGAGATTTTACACATATAAACGATATTGTGAATGGTATTATATTGACAACAGAAAAAGGACAACAAGGAGAATACCCCCTTGGCACTGCAATTTCTCATAGAATAATTGATGTTGCTAAAATGTTTAAGCATAAACACATCATGATCCCAGAACGACGTGGAGAAAGATTTTACGGAAAAGCAATTCCATCGCTAACTTACCAACATCTTGGTTGGCAAGCAAAAATAAAATTAGAAGATTATATTGCAAAGATTATAAGCAAGTAATTTTACACAACTCGCTGTTTTGTAGAGTTTTACCGTTGCAAGTTGTACATATCCAGTTTATAATGGACCCTTAAAATAACATAAATTATTTATAAGTCAACCATGAAACTAGGATTTAAAAATGTGCGGAATATTAGGAGGTAACTCATTCAAAGATATACAAGACGTAAAAAATGGTCTTGCTTCAATTATGCATCGTGGAACAGATGGAAATGTAATTTTTCATTTCAAGGAAAATAATTTCTTTCTTTGTCACAATAGACTATCTATTCAGGATTTAAGTGAAACTGCAACGCAACCACTTATATCAGAAGATGAAAAATTTGTATTAGCATTTAATGGGGAAATGTGGAAACCTTTTTTCAAAAAGTTTAATAAAAAACTAAGAGAAAAGTACAACTTTAAAACAGATAAAAGTGATTCAGAATTGTTGCTTTATTATTTAATAGACAATCGTGATAATATTTTAGAATCAATGAAGAAAC